GATCTTGGCCTCTGCGGACGTTACTTGAGGCGTCTGCGGTTGCGAACGAAGGTCCGCTTGAGCGGCGGCAGCCGCTTCCCTGATCTTGGGGTTGAACTTCGAGGCGATGTCGGCGGCCTGCTGGAACGCCTGCATGATGGTGACAACGCCTGTCTTTAGATCGGCGTTGAGCTTGTCGTACGCAGACTTACGCTCGGCCAGTATCTTATCGACGGCTTGCTGGTCGGCTTCCATCCCGGCTTGCGTCGTCTTCTCGTCGAAAAGCGCGTTGGTCTGCTTCTCAAGATCGTCAATGGACATGCCGCCAACTTCCGTGACGCCCTGCGAACGAGCTTTCGCGATCGGCGCCAAGGCGCGAGTACGAGCCTCGTTCACGGCGGCACGAGCCGCGACCGGGTTCGTCTTGTCTATCTTGTCCACGGCCTCCTTTAGCGAGGACAGCGCGTCGATCAGCTTTTGTTGCTGCGCTTTCGCCGCGTCGTCGATCTCTTTCTGTTGCAGTGTACGTTTATCGGAAGCCTCTTTCTCAAGCTTGGCGCGATAGTCGGCCAACTTCGCATCGCTTTCGGGGTTTTGACCGACTTGGTAGTCAGGGATGATGCGCTGCTTCTTCAGAACTTCCGCGTTGATCCTGTCTTCGTCTAGCTTTTGGGTCTCCGGGTTCTTACCACGCAAAGAACGATCACGTATCTCCGCCGTTTCAATAGCAAGCGCCTCGGCAAGAGCGTTCTGGGCAATCGTCATCTCTTGGGTCGAGTGGACGAGCGCCGCAGTGGGAGCGGCCGGAGACACTGCGGCGGCACCCATCAAGGGCGAGCCGCCGTAGCCGGAAGTTACTTCCGAGGCTTGCTTGGCGGCGTCCGCCTGTTGCGCGGGCGTGGAAGGGCCGTGGTAGCCGACTACGGCCTTGTATGGATCGCCGCCAGCCTTCTCTAGCTGCATCCTGGCGTAGTAGGCACCGGCGTAGGTATTCGACGTTGGATCGGTGATGTCTCCCGTGATGGTGTCGGGATGCGCCCGCTTCATGTCATCGAACGTGCCCTGCGCGAGTTGCAGCGGGCCTTGCGGACCCGTTGGGCTGCGCTTGACCGTTCCATCAGGGTTCCACGAGCTTCCGCTTTCGGAGCGTTGTAGACGGCCAAAGAAGCTGGGGTCGATACCGACTTGAGAGGCGATGCGGTCGCGCATCGCTGCGTATCCGGCCGGTGCATTCGCCCCGGCGTCGCCGCCCATGCGCCCTTGCAGGTTCTTGATCTCGGCGTCTATCGCCGCGATCCGCACGTTCATGGCGGCGATCTCGGTCGGCGTCAGCGAGCGGATTTGAGACATGCCGCTTCCGTCAGGAACCGCACCGTCTACGGCGATACCGCCCTTGAGCTTCCCCGCAAGATCGGCCCTCTCCTTCTGTATAACCTCAAGCCGATCCTGCTCCGGGGTCTGGACGGCCTGCTTCTCGTCGCCAATTCCCGCAACCAGACGGCCTAGTGTGATCTCTCCGCTCGCGTACTTGCGCAGTAGCTCGATCTGCCCGGTGATGCCGTGCAGCGCCTCGGCGACGGCATGGAACGGCAGTATGTTGGCAACGGCTTGCAGAAAGCCGTCCCACTCGTCACGCAGCTTGCGGACCTCGACTTGCCAGACGGTACGGTTCGCCTCGGCCGCCGCGTCTTGCTTGTCCTTGAATATCTGAAAGGCGAGGGCGTTGGCGTCCCATCCGTGGCCTTCATCGAACAGTTGCCGGATGCGAGCCGCCTGGGCGACGGTCAGGAAGTCGTACTGCTTGTTGAGCGCGAGCACGGCATCGTAGTTGCCGGTAAAACCAGAAGTAACTTCCTTAACCGCGTCGGAGAACTTCACCCCATAGGCGTCGGACAAGTCTTGAGCGGCTTTACCGAACCGCTCCATCTCATCGACGTTGATGCCTGCACGGAAGAAAGTGGTGACCGCTTGGCGTGCGTCATCGAACGACGCACCCAGCCCGCGAACGGTGTGAGTGACTTCGAGCAACGCTTGGCTGCTGGTGGTGGCGCCATCGGCGCTACCCGCCAGCACGGCGTTGAACTGCCGTATCGTATCGACGTTCTCTTTCCACTTCTGGAAGGCTTCATAGATCACATAGATAATCGGGACTACCGGAGCCGCGTAGAGCACGAAGCTCTTGAGCGCGCCGATGCTGACGTTGAACAACTCGAAAAGCTGGTTGGCCTGGCTTTCAAACGCGCGAAGAACGCCCTGCCCAAGCGATACCTGGGTAATGAACTGGCCCACGTTGTCTTCGAGGATTTTCAGCCTGTAGGGATCGAGGCCGAACAAGGCGTTGGTGGACGTGGACGATTGCTTTTGGATCAGCACCAGCTTCTCGGCCTGCGCCGCGAGATGGGCTTGCGCAACTGCCGCGTTGTTGGCATCCAGGCCAGACCGTTGCAGCATGGCGCTCGTGTTGGCGAGGGCCGCGCGCTCACGCTCAAGCGCGGTTGCGGCCGCGTTCAAGGCCGCCTCGTCCCGGCGAACGTCCGCCTCTAGCTCGCGGCTCGGCGCGGACGCCGCCGTGAAGGCCGCAGCCGTGGCGGCTAGCTGCGCCTGCATCTTGGTAAGCTCGGCGTCGGCTGCGGCCACGGCGGCGGTTTGCTGCTGGAAGCGGGCGACCAGGGAGTTGTCTGCGGCGAGCTTCCGGCCGGTCGCGTAGACCTGATCCATGAAGCTGTTGTAGTCGTGTATCGAAATCTTGCCTTTGTCTAAAACAGCTTGTAATTGGGTCAGTGATGCTGCCGTATCTGTGATGTCATCACGGCTTCGTGAGGGGAGTTGGGACAGGATATCCCCGACACCCCCGCCCCCTGCCCCTGGAATGGCCGCCCCGCCAAGCCCGGTGGCGCTGGGCGGCGTTTCCGCCCTGGCCGCACCTACCCTACCTATGGAGCGTTCGAGGGCGTCAGCGGCCATCCTACGAGACGAATTAAGCTGGTCGGAAGCAGCTTCGGTCATGGCAGCCCGCGCCTGCCCAGCCGAGGCCACCAAGCTATGCGTTGCTGCGGTAACTTCCGTCTCAGCTATGCCGAGACGTTGCATCTCTTCGCGCAGCGGGACCAGGGCGGCGCGGGCGCGCTCTAGCTGGGCCGCCAGGGCGGCGTTGTCGCGCACCTGGGCCTGTAGCGCGGCGCTGGCCGCTTGACCTTCCTCGGACGTCGTGGCGGCGTCCACGCGCCCCTGTAGGCCGGGCAACGCCATCTGCCCTTGCAGCACGCCGCGCGACAGCCCGGCGATCTGCGCGTTCTGGCGCTGGAAGGTATCGACCACGCCAGCCTGCCGCACAAGCTCGGCGTTGGCGTCGCGGATGCGGCGTAGGTTGTCGGCGTACTCGCGGGCGGACAAGCCGCCTGCGGTGAGCGTCGCGGACAGCCGGGCGATCTGTTCCTGTAGCTCGGCGGTCGTCTGCGTGTTGGCGCCAAGGGCGTCGGTGACGCGGGAGCGCGTGGTCTCGGCCAGGGCCGCCGAAGGCGACGGCGCCACGGCACGAATAGCCGTGTCGCGCGACGCGGAGACGGCCTCCTTGGCCACGAGGCGCATCTGGTCCAGGGCGGCCTTGGTCGCGTCCGCCTGATCCTTGAGCTTCAACAGGGCTTCATAGTCCGCCACGTACGCGCGGTTTTCATTCTGCTCGCGAGTGCGGGCTTGCGCCTCCGTGAAAGCCCTCGCTTCTTCCGCACGCCTACGCTCGATCGCCGCGAACCGCTCTTCTTCGGCGGCCATCTCGGCCGCAGCGTTCGCCGCCGCGACTCTGGCGTTTGCCGCCTGGACCGTCTCTTGCTCGCGCAGCAGGCGCGTGACCATGGCGATATAGTCAGAACGCTCGCGGGTCCGTTCTGCAACGGCGCCCTCGGCCGCACTGGCCACGGCACGGGCCGCCCCGAGTTGCTGCGTTAGCTCGATGATCTCGCGCAACGCCTGCGGTTGCTTGAACAGGTCTATGCCGAACCGCTCGGCGTTGGCGGCTGCGCGATCATACTGCCCCGATAGCCGTACGACAGCAGCATCCAGCCGGGTCACGGCGTTCTCGGCTTGCGCCATGGCGCGGGTCTGCGCCGCCGTGGCGCCGTCCACTGGCATGGAGGCGGCCACGCTGTCTCGCTTGGCCTTGGCGTCCGCCAGCTTGTTGTTGGCCTCTTGCAGCCGGTTCTCTTGGTTCTGCAAGGCGAGGATGGCCGTGCGGGCTTGCACTAGCTGCTGCGCCCCGCGCGTCGCCTCTTGCAGCGTGCGGTTATATTGCGATGCCGTAACATCTCCGTTCCGGCTCGCTTCGGCTTGCTTGACCAGGGCGTCGGTGAGGGCGCGTACTTGCGTCGTCACCGCGCCGAGGGCGGGCGTGTCCTGATAGGTTGAACGAATGTTTAGATTGACATCATGGTCGCTCATTCGTCGTCCAACCTTTCAAGTGTCTTCTTGAACGTGTCTCCGCCACCAATCGCGGTGACGATGACGGACTGCATCAGAACTGCCTCGGTGGCCATTTGGCCGTGTATGCGTCGTCTGGCGAATACCGCTTCGTTCCACATGAACGCGAGCGGGTAGCGATTGACCGAGCCGTGACCCTCGGCGCGCAGCAGGCTAGCAGTCTCGCGTAGCCCGCGATAGAAAGCCTCTATTGTGTCGCGGACGCTGGCTTGAGCGTCGTCGGGAGCGGCCTGCCCATCACGTTTTCGAGCAGCGCGACGAAGCCTTTTGGGCCGCCGATATCCTCGAACGTGAGACGGATGATAGCTTGCAGGGCAACGATCTGCGTCGGGATCGGAAGTAACTTCGCATTCTTGGACGCCGCCGGTTCGTCCGCCGCCATGGATATGAGCTTGGCAGCCAGGTCGGGAAGATCGGTAATGATCTTGAGCATGAAGGCGTCTTGAGACGCACGAGCGAACACGCCGCCATTGGCGACGCCTGCAACCTCGTACAGCTTCTCTAGCTCGGGAAGGTGTTGCCGGAGTAGAACGCTTACGTCATCAAGGCTCAAGCCCCTCACTTGCATGAGGGGCTTGTTCCTGTAGTTGATGGTCTGGCGTTCTGGCGTGAAGTCTGCCAGAGACATGGCGTTGACCCTACGAGACGGTGATCGGGGTCGAGGTCGCAATCACGTCGGCGCCAGCCGCGTCCGTCGAGATCGTTGCCACGTAGTTGCCAGCGACGGTCGGCGTGAACGGAACGGTGTTCGCACCGGCAACCAGGGCGTGACCGGCGGTTTGCAGGGCTTGACCGATCTCCCCGAAGTTGAGGAAGTAGGTGTCGCCGGTGTTGGTGTCGTTGATGGTCGCCGTGATGTTCAAGGGCGTCCCATGCACGCCGGTTCCCGGCGCGGACACCGTGGCGAGCGCACCGCTGGACGTGGCGACGGAGGCTGCGGCCGCCGTGAGATACGGCGTGGTGGTATCGGCCGCCGCCGTGCTGCCGCTTGTCGGGGTGTAGATATAGACACGCTGGGTGTTCTGGTCACGCTTCAACGCCTCGGCCTGGAAGCCGAGCGTCTGCCACGCATCGCCCTTGAGCGCATAGTTGCCCGTGGGCGACAAGGCCACGTAGGGAAACCAATAGTTCTGATTGGTGCCAACGGGGTTGTCGCTCTCGAAGAACATCGCGCCGTACACCATCGAGGCGGTGCCGATGACGCTCAGCGTGCCGAGGTTCGTGGGGGCGTCCGGCGGCAGCGTGCTTTCGTTGGCGGTGTCGCCGCCGAACCATAGCAGGATATTGCCCACGTCGATGTTGTCCGTCTCGAACGCGAGCATGACATCGGTTTGCAGGATGATGCTGCGGTCCTTGATCTTCAAGCCGCCTTCGCTTGAGTAGTGATCGAGCTTGGTGACCTGTTGCGTCATGGTCAGCGTGGGCGTGTTGCCGAAGTAGCCCTTGGTGCCTCCCGTGAACGTGCCCGGTGCGTACGGCGTGAAGTAGAGTTTGCCACGGCCGAGCACGAGGTTTTCGGCGGTCGTCTCCGAGCCGGAGGCGATCTGCGGCTCGGCAGTCGAAACGAGCAGGCTGGAACGATACGACATGGGCGTCCTCCGGGGTTAAGAAAGCGAGTAGGGATCGGCTACGTTGATAGCATAGCCGATGGTAACGGGCAAATAGAACGACGCGACATTGCCGTACTGCGGAGTGGCAGGACGCACAACACCCGGCCCGATACTCATGGAGTTTATGATGCGGCCGAGCCTGTACAGGGTTGGATACTGCGGCGAGCCGTTGGCCGTCATCGCGACGATCTGCGAGAGGCAGGACATTACCGCGCCCTGTAGCTGATACAGCTCGTCCGTGGGGTTCGGATCGTTCTCTATCGGCTGTACCCATCCCTGGACCAGCAAGTCCCACTGCTCGGCGCGGGTCAGCTTTTCAAGGCCAGCCGCGAGCGGCCGGGGATCGGGCCGCAGCGCCTCTAGGATCGAGACGAACGGCGCGGGCACGTCTGCGCCGAACACCGCACGCCCACGATAGACCGAGGCGGATAGGTCGTAGTCGTAGCCGTTGGCAGGCGTGATCGTCTGTAGCTGCGCGGTCAAACGCTGCATGATGACAAGCTGCTTCGTGGACGGAGCGGTCATGTGTTCACCATGGAGTTGAAGCGGCGGATGAACTCACGCCCAAGCTCGGCGGCCACGTCGTCCGAAATGTCCACGGCCACGTCGCGAAACACCTGATCGACGGAAGGACCTTCGAGCAGGAACACGTCAGGGAATATCTCGCGCCGCGACTGGCTGGGTCCGGTGTAGTTGCGGATCGTCTCGCCCGGCTTCAACCGGATCGCCAGCCCGACGTTGCCGCCCTTGAGCGCGATAAGGAACGCCTCGGGAATGGTGACAGGATCGTTCGGGTTGACGGTGACGGTGACGCCCGGCGCGTTGGCGCCCCGGCGCACATTGCCTACCGGAGTGCCCGGTGCAGCGAACCGTGACAACTGCGTGGGACGGTCGCGCCCGGTGATGACGGCCTCAAGCCGCTCGGGATAGGCCGTCATGCTGACCCATAGGCGCTCGGGCTGATCGAGGTAGCCGGGCGGAAAGGCCGTCTCCTTGTAGACTTCTTCCTTGGCGCGCTTGAGCGCATAGCCCCGCGCCGTATCATTGATGGCGTTGGCCATCGCGGCCCTGGCTGTCACTGGAAACTGCTCGAAGAAGTCAGCGATCCCCTCGACGCCAGACGTGTCGATGGTAACGCCCATCAGTTGGGAAGCGTCGCCGGGGCGACGGACCAGCGCTCATTGATCGGGCCGTCGTGCGGGTCCATCGTTTCGAGGACGACTGCCACGTTGTAGTCGGGGAAGAACACCTTGCCGCGCACTTGCAACGTGAGCGGCGGCACTTGCAGGGCGAACTCTTCCTGATTGAAGACGACGCGCGTGACGTTCTCGATTATCAGCGCGTAGCCGCCGCCCTGTAGGTCGCCACCCTGGACGATCTTGCCATGCAGGCGAGCGGTCAAGCTCGCCGTCACGGTCGAGCTACCCGGCGCGTAGTAGGAGACTGGCACGGCGAACTGCTGGTGAACAGCCCGCCGTGCGTTCGCCTTTATGACGGCGAAGTCCACCATTACAGGTCGTCGTCGTCCGCTGGTGGTGGCGTGGTGGCGGAAGTCTTGGGCGCCGGGAGCGGCTTGGTAGGCTTAGCGCCTACCGTGGTGTTCGGCGTGTCGCCCAGGTTTCCACGCGCGATTTGGCCCTCCTGCAACGAACCGCCCTGGTTGCGTCCCGGAGGCGGCGTGTTGGACTGCGCCCGGCTCAGCACGTTCGCGTCGCGGGTGTCGTTCGGCTCGGGCATGTCCTCGCCGTCACCGGCCTCGGTGTCGGTGCGAGCGGTGTTGAACTTCGGGTCGCGCAGCGCATCGTGGTTGTGGGCGCGGATCATCTTGATCTCGGCCGGAGTGAAATCGAACGGCTGTCCGATTGTCGGGTAGAACGGGTCTTGTCCATCGCGATGGATTTTGACGGAGTGACGCGGGATCATGGAGGGCATCGGTAGTCTCCTTTGGAAGTTACTTCGGTGTCGCCGCTTGGAAGTAACTTCCAGGCGGCGACGGCCTACGCCACCTTGATCGAGAAGGTGTTGTTGGCGCGAACGGGAACCATGAGCGGGGCGCCCTGCGTCATCGTGTAGGTGACGCTCGGGTCCTCTTCATCCCACATTTTGGGGAACATGGAGAGCGGCTGCAAACCCGCCCGGCGATCCATGATCGCCCCGTACGCACGAATGCCCTCGATCGCGCCGCCAATCCCAACGACGGTGCCGCTGTCCATGTATAGCTGCGCGATGCCGTTGTAGTCCTCGTAGAAGTTGGAGTAGGTGTACAGGTCGAGCCTGCCCACGCCGCCCGTGCCCACGATGTTGCCCTGGTACTGGAAGGGCTGTCCCGTGTTGATGTTGGACGAGTTGAACATGCTTTGGGTGTCGCGCCGGAACGCATTCAGCAAGTACTGGACATCGGTGTGGGACTGTAGCAGGAACGCCGCCCAGGCGTTCAAGCCGAAGACCAGGGTGTTGATGGGCGCGCGAGACAGCACGAACGACAGGTTGCGAGCCGCCTGGATATCGGCCATCGGGGTCGCGGTGTTGGCCGTCCAGAGGGAGGCGCCCGTGTTGATGTAGGTGAGCCTCGGGTCGCGGTTGAAGCTCACGGTGACGGACGGGTAGTCGTCACCGGCAACGATGACTTGGCCGGTGACGATGCCCTGGCACGCCATCCAGTCCCACAGGTTCTCGTGCATCGCGCGCTCGCGGCGCATGTTGTCCGCCACGATCGCGTCGAAGCGTTCCTCGCGCGTCAGCGATCCCGTGATACGCTCGCCGGCCATACGAGTGATCGTCCTGCTGGGATCGACCACATGCTTGGGCTTGGCGTAGGCGGGGCGGAACGAACGGGTCGAGAAGCCCTTGCCACGCATGACGCGGCCCTGCACGTTGGGCGCCACGAAGGGCGCGAGCCGGAACTCGTTCAGATCCATTTCGTCGAAGTAAATCTTCTCGCTGTCGCTGTTGATCTGGCGCGGGTAGAACTGCAACCAGAAGCCATCCAAGCCCGGCTGGTTCTGCGGCGAGTAGATCACTTCCAGCAGCGTCGCCGTGTCGTAGGCGAAGCTGTCACCGGAAACGATACGAGCGCGGCCGACATCCGCAAGGAGCATCCGATCGGCGGCCGTCCACGGCGTCTTGCGATCGAGGATGAAAGCAGGGTCCTTTAGCATGGTGTCCTTTATTCCTTTCAGTGGTGAGCTAGGCACCATGCCTAGTCTGCGGCTGTCGTGATGGACTTCAACGGCACGGCAATCGTGGGCGGCAACGTAACCGCCGTATTCGTGGGCACGGTGGCAGCGGGCAGCGGGCAGCGGCGCTGGCGTGCCGCCTACCAGGGCGCATACGTCCGACACCGCAGTAGCCGTGGCGCCCTGTGCAAGAATGGCGTCACCCTGCGTGTCGTACATGGCCTTGTAGGCGGTGTCTGCCTTGCATACGAGTTGCCCGGCGTCGGACAACGCGCTTACGACGCCAAGGACTACGCCGATGGCGCAGCCCGGCAGCATCGCGGCAGACGCCAGAACCGCTACGCGCTTGCGCATCAGATGACGCCGGGGTTCGGGTAGGTAACGGGGGTCGCGACGCCGAGGATGACGCCGATCTGGATGGTGCTGTCGTCGAAGGCCGCCTTGCGCTGGGGGACCGTCGTGATGGCGGCTGGCCAGATGAGCGCCGCGTGGTTGAAGCAGCCGCCACGGAAGTACGGGCCAGTCATCCCGGCAGGGATCGGCTGCGCGGCGATGCCGATGGCCTTGCCCTGGCCGGAGTAGGTCACGCCGTCCCACGCCTGCAAGGTCCCCGTAGCCGTGCGCGAGATAACCTGAAACTGCTGGATGGCGGCCACGTCGGCGGTGCCGCGATCGGTGACAATATCCGCCTCGCCAGCGAATAGCTCGAACGGGGTGAAGTCGCCCTCGTCCGTGACGCCACCCGCCAGCATACTCGGATACTGCGAGTAGTTGTTGGTGCCGTAGACGCTATCGCTGCCGGGCACGAGCCGGTCGCGCAGGGTGCCGAAGAAAGTATCGAGAAGGGTCATGGAAGTAACTTCCTTACTTGCAAGGGTGAGTATGTAGCAAATCAACCCGTGTTGGGTCAATGTTTAGTTCACGCGGCGCTGCTCTTCCCTCGGCTTCACGCCCGTTGCCTTCTGCTGGTTGCGCAGGATTTTCTGAGCGGGAGACAGGTTTTCCTCCTGCTCGGCTGCGGGCATCGCGCCGCCGCCAGCGCCGACGTTGGGCTGCCTGCCGGTGTCCATCGCCCGCTGGAAGTTCGTCGTCGTCTCCGTGGCGGCGGGAGCCGGAGCCGGGGCTACGGCGGCTGGCGTCTCCTTGGCGGATGCGGCCAGGATGGCCCCGGCCTCTTCCACGGTCATCGTGGTGTTGTGGGCGAGATGGTTCGCGAGCGCCGTGCGACCGGCCGCCTCGGCGTGCGTCTGAATGCCCTTGATGCGGGCGCGTTCGGATGCGGCGGCCTCGGCAACGGCCTGGGCCTGGGCGGCCTGCTGCTGCGCGGCAGCCGCGTCGATCGTGCGCTGCATCTCGGCGTCGGCCTTGGGAGTGCTGGTAGCGGCGGGCTTGAGCGTCATTTGATTACCTTCCATCATGGGTTCGTCTTCGTCGTCTTCCGGGGGGTCCTCCCCCTGATCGTCTTCCGGGTCCACGTCGCTCGTGTCACCATTGAAGAACGCTTCTACCGCATCGTCGGGGTTTAGGATAGCGTCGATCAGCCCCAACGATAGCGCCTCTGCCGCGAGGAAGCATCCTGCTTCCGTCGCCTGTACCGCCTCGGCCGTCATGTCGCGCCCACGAACGACGGCATCGGAGAATTGTGTATAGCACTGATCCACGATGGACTGAAAGCGATCCTTGGCGTCGGCGGACAGCGGCTCGTATGGATTGCCAAGCGTCTTGTTGGCACCCGCCTGAATGAAGGTGACCTTGACGCCGAAGTCGTCCATCATCTTGGACACGTCCATGTGCATCACCAACACGCCGATCGAACCGGCCATACCGGAAGGCGTGACCGCGATCTGATCGGCGCTGCACGCCAGCATGTAGGCCGCCGAAAAGCAGTTGGCATCCACCATGGCGATGGAAGGCTTGCCGCCCTCGTTGCGCGCGCTGGCCTGATAGATCAGGTCCGATGTCTCGATACAGCCAGCGCACAAGCCGCCGTAGCTGTTGACGTCGTACACGATCCCGTCAACGTCGGGATCGGCCATCGCGGCCTCGATCTGGTTGCGGACGAAGTTATAGCCGGTCGCCCACGGCCAGGACCACGAGTAGCGATTGATTAGCATACCGTGAATGGGGATGATGGCTTTGCCGTTCGCGTAGGCGAAGGGCTTGTCCTGCGCGTCGGCGTAGGTGCCGCCGTACATGCCGGACAATTCCAGACGGCGCTCTTGCCATAAGTCATCGCTCGACGCTGGCGCCATGGCGGCCAGGTCGCGGATATCCGAGATGATGGGGCCGGAAGTAACTTCCGTCCCAAGATCGACGCCTACGTGCCAGCCAGCGTACTGCGGCGCGATGTACACCGGACGGCCGGACAACTGGTCCATGGCGCTGCGTGCGATGGTTCGGCTCATGCTGTTCTCCTACGCCGCGTCATCGGGCGGCGGAGCATTGTTGTTCGGGTTGCCG